TGATAACACCAGGATCCGAAATCCCTGGCCAACACTTTGCACTTGTGTTGAGCAAACTAAGGCCTTGTTAGGGATTGGCGGTTTAAGAACCTGGCATATATACACCGCGAATCAATTGTATAAACATTTAATCAAGGAGCATCATGGGAAAAAGGAAAGCAGCACCAGCACCACCACCAGCTAAAACTAAAGCTGAAGTTAGGCAAGAGAAAGAAGATGTCAAACTTGACAAGCAAATTGCAGCTAGAGAAGAAGCTCGTAAACGTGCCAAGCAAGGACGCATGAGTCTGATCTCTGGTGATGAAAGAGGTATTTACAGCAACACCTTAGGTTAATATGTCTAAATTTAAGATCCCTAAAGAGCTGGGGACAGTTAAAGAACTGATAGCTCGATACGAAGCAGCTAGAAGCAGAAAGGATCCTTGGATCAATCATCTCAGAGAATGTTATGATTTTGCACTACCGCAGCGTGAAAACTTCTCCCTTCATACTCCAGGACAAAAAAAGAATGTCGACATCTATGACTCGACCGCAGTCATGGGAGTCCAGAAGTTTGCTTCAAGATTACAAGCTACTCTCATTCCGCCCTGGCGACAGTGGACCAAATTAGTTGTAGGATCAGAAGTCGTTGAAGATGAAGAAGAAGTCCAGGAGTATTTGGACGAAGCCAACGATATTTTATTTGATCACATTAATCATTCAAACTTTGCTACACAGGCACATGAAGCTTTACTAGATCTCAGCGTATCAACAGGCGCTTTGATGTTAGAGGAAGCTGAACCAGGTGGCGATTCATTATTACATTTCACAGCAGTTCCGCTTGCTGATCTCTATCCAGAAGAAGGACCAAAAGGATCTATCGAAACGATCTGGAGAGTTCATTCTGTACCAGCTAGGCACGTAGAAAGGATCTGGCCAGGCGCTGAGTTATCAGATGAAGCTGCAAGAAAAGTAAAAGACAAGCCAGATGCTAAGATCGATCTGATCGAAGGCACAGTATTTGCTCCAAAAGAGAACGCTTATTATCAGTGCGTGATCGAGAGAGAGCATCAAAAAGTGATATTTACTAGGTATTACGAAGTTTCTCCTTGGATCGTGTTCCGGGAAATGGTTGTACCAGGTGAGATCCTTGGTCGTGGTAGAGTCATGCAAGTATTACCCGCGATCAAAACAGTCAATAAAGTCAGTGAGTTTGCTCTTCGCAATGCTGCCCTGGCTATTTCTGGGATCTACACAGTAACTGATGATGGAGTTATCAATCCATATAACATCAACCTGGAGCCAGGTACAGCCATCCCGGTCGGATCTAACGACAGCTCAAATCCAACATTACGTCCCCTGGACAGAGCTGGTGACTTCAATGTATCTGAATTAGTCATGGAAGATCTTAGAGAAAGTATTAACAAATGTTTGTTTGCTGAACCTTATGGCGGTATGGACTCTCCAACAAAGACAGCAACTGAAATGTCATTGCGTGGTCAAGAGTTAGTCATGGATGCTGGATCAGCTTTCTCCAGGTTACAGACTGAATTTATCGAGAAGATTGTTAAGCGAGCTGTATATATCTTGAAGAAGAATGGCAAGCTTGGTGAGTTTAAAGTGGATGGTCGTGAAGTCACGATCAAGCATACTTCACCATTAGCCAGGGCACAGGATCAAGAAGATATGTTAGCAGTTCAGCAATACATGGAAATGGCTATGGCTCTTGGACCAGAAGTCTTTGCGTTGGGAACAAGGATGGAAGATATGCCGGCTTATATAGGTAAGAAGCTTGGTATTGATCAAGAGCTGATTAGATCGAAAGAAGAGAGAAGGAATTGCAAGCGCAAGCAACAGAAGCGATGCAAGCACAACAGGAGATGCAAGGTGGCGGAGAGCAGTTGGGATAAATTAGATTTAGATGGTAAAGAAATACAAAAAGCCAGGAAAGAGAACGAAGCCAAGTCGCATGAAATAGCGGGCCAGTTCCAAGAATGTTTTAGTACAGATGCGGGGCAATACGTTCTGGATCGGCTGAAATCTATTACGATTGATAAGCCAGTGCTAAATCCAAACTCGACACAATTCGGTGCCGGGATCAGAGAGGGCCAAAACAACATAGTTAGACAGATCATTGATCAGTTGTCTTTGGCAGATAAAAAATAAACATTGGAGATAATATGAGCGAAGAAACTTTGATAGACGAAAACCCAGTAGAAGAAACTACAACAGAAGAAGCTGCAACAGAAACAGTTGAATCAACTGAAGTCGAAGCAGCTGCGCCAGAAGATGGTGAAAAACCAGAATGGTTAAAAGATAAATACAAATCAGTGGAGGACCAGGCCAAAGCCTATGCTGAACTCGAAAAAAAGTTCGGAGGTTTCACTGGATCGCCAGAAGCCGGTTACGAAATAAAAGCACCAGAAGATCTGCCAGGCGAGTTCGATATGGAAGATCCGAGGATTGAATGGTTCCAGAATGTAGCGAAAGAAACCAACATGAGCCAGGACACTTTCGATCAAATGCTTCATGGCTTTGCAAGAATGGAAGTAGAAGCTAATGATCCAGAAGCTGCGAAGTCGATTGAGATCCAGGCACTAGGTAAAAATGCAAATGCCAGGTTAAGAGATCTTGGTGATTGGGGTAAAGGTAATTTGACTCCAGATCAATATGAAGGCTTTAAAGGTTTAGCAACGACAGCTGCCGGTGTTGAAGTATTGGAAGCTCTAATTGCTAAAACTTCTGAGGGCAAAATGCCAACATCTAACACAGTTAGAGCTCCTGGAATGAATGAAGCTGCATTAAAAGAAATGATAGCTGATCCAAAGTACAAAGAATCAGCAGCATTCCGACAAGAAGTAGCAGAAAAGTTTGAACAGTTCTATGGACAATAATAATAGTCGTCATAAAACCAAACCTTGGGCCTGGCAAATTGGTTATTTTTGTGCCAGGGATGGAAAGGATCATGATCTTATTTATGGGCCACAAAAGGTTATTGATGAGTTTAACGCGGGATATGAGGCATGGACAAATTTCTCCCAGGTTCACTGCCAATCTAAACAGGCTTGATAGCTCTCCTCATATTTCTCCGGCCTAGTTAGATACAAGTGGGATTGGTTGCCCTAAGTAACCACCAAAAAAAGATACAATTTGTTGCACAAGAAACGATTTGTAGCTTATAATCAGAGAAAATCCAGCCATTGGACACTTCTTTATAGAACCCAGCTAGGTAGGACTTCGGCCCGCATGGCGGACACCCGGCAAAAAAGGTAATTTTTTAACTAACTATAAAGGAGGACTTATGTCCGCAAATTTATCATCCGCTGCCCAACAGCTGTTTGACTCTGAAGTCAAGCACGTTTTCCAAACAAATGGTGGCCTAAAAGACACTGTCACTAATCGTAATGATGTTGTTGGTGACATTTATAAATTCAGAGCAATGGGTAAAGGCCTTGCCAACCAGAAGAACACATCAGCAGATGTTGTTGCAATGGGTATCTCTCATTCTTTGATCAACTGTACTCTAACCAACTGGAACGCGCCAGAGTACACAGACATCTTTGACGCTAAAGAAGTAAACTTCGATGAAAAGACTGAGCTACAGACAACTATCGCTGGAGCACTTGGTCGTCGTCGTGATCAACTTATTTTAGATGCAATGGACGCAGCTACTGCGGGTACATCAATTGCCCATGGTTCTGCGGGATTAACTCTAGCCAAGCTTATTACAGCTTCAAAATCAATGACTGATAAAGGAGTACCATCGAGCGATCGTCACATCGCAGTATCAGCAGCTGGTCTTGAGGATCTATTAAGTGTAACTCAAGTACAAAGCGCTGACTACAACTCAGTTCGTTCTTTGGTATCTGGTGAGCTAGACACTTTTATGGGTTTCAAATTCCACGTTATCGAAACACGCGCGGAAGGCGGACTAGACTTATCGTCTGGTGTTCGTGAAGGTTTTGCTTGGCATTCATCAGCAGTTGGACTAGCAACTGGAATGGAAATCACAGCGAAAGTTGACTGGGTTCCACAGAAAACTTCATGGCTATGTAATGGCATGATGAAAGCTGGTGCTGTTGTTCGTGATGCAGCTGGATTAGTTTCTATCAGCTGGCAAGAGTAATTAAGTTGTAACTTGAATGGTGGTATCTCATATAGGGGTACTGCCATTTTTTTTAAGGAAATATTATGGCAACATCAATTGAGATATGTTCTAACGCATTAAATTTGATAGGCCATGGCTCAATCGCTAGTTTCACAGATGGTGGAGCCGGAGCCAACATTGCAGATGCTTTATACGAAACAACTTATGAAGATCTGTTATCACAACATCGCTGGAGATTTGCTTCAGCTAAAGTCACATTAGCGCAGCTGACAGCTAAACCAGTTAATACCTGGGATTATGCTTACCAGTTACCCGCTGATTATATTATTGCAACGACAATTCATCCAAACATGGACTATGAGATCTTTGAGGATAAGCTGTACACAAATTCACAAACTGTTGATCTGGATTATGTTTATAAAGCACCAGAAGCAGAAATGCCCGCATACTTTCAAAGAATATTAGAGTACCTTCTTGCTTCAGTTTTTGCTATTGCGATCACTGACAACTCTAACAAAGCTGAAGAGTATCGTCGCATGTTTGACTACAACCTAAGAAGAGCCAGGTTCACAGATTCACAATCAAGGCCGACGAAAGCTATTGTCCATTCTCCATTTATTGAGGCTAGACAGTAATGGCAAAAGTTATTACGCTGCAAACTTCTTTTGTTTCTGGTGTACTAGATCCTCGACTCGCGTCCAGGACAGATATAAAACATTTCTACCAGGGAGCTGAAGTAGCTGAAAACGTAGTAACAATGCCACAAGGCGGTATAAAACGTCGTCCAGGATTAAAATATATTGCTAATACAGCGTCTAACAATAAAGCCAGGTTAGCTTCTTTTGCTTTTAACGTAGAGCAAACTTATTTAATGGTGTTTACTAATTTAAGTGTTGCAGTTTATAAAGATGGTGTTCAC